ATTCAGTTAGTGCAGCAAACATAACAGGAGCTGAAGTTTTACCTATAGTACAAACAGGTACTACTAAAAAAACAAGTTTAACAGATGTGCAACATTTTATAGTAAATCATTTAGACCCTGTTACATTAACTGTAAGTGATGGGAATACTTATGATTTAGGAGAAACAGTTTATGATGAAGCAGAATTAATTGTACTTACTTGGAGTGGTGGAAATGGTACTGCAACAATTACTTTGCCTGATGTTACTGCAAGTAAAAATTTAAATAGGTCAAAACGAATAATTACTGATGGAACTTTTACCAATGCAACACACGCTAATCTTACTCCTGTTGGTTCACAAACTATAGATGGTTCAAATAGTGCTACTGATTTAAACAGAGCATACGAAGGTATTAAGGTGTGGGGTAATGGTACAGAATGGTTCATAATCCAGAAAAAAGCGTAAAAATGCAAAATTAATAACCAATAACGTAATAAGAGTATGAAAAATCCAGTAGAAATGTTAAAAGAAATTAAAAATCTATTGGGCGTAGAATTATCAGAAGAAGTGAAAACAGAAACTGAAATCGTTCTAGCTCAATTAAAACTTGAGAACGGTACTGTTCTAGAGGCAGACGATTTCGCTGAGGGTAAAGATGTTTTTATTCTTACTGAAGATGAAAGAGTAGCACTACCAAAAGGAGAGTACAAACTTGAGGATGGTAGAGTTTTAGAAGTTATTGAAGATGGAGTTATCAACTCAGTTAATGCAGCAGCAGAAGTTGAGGAAGAAGCACCAGAAGAAGAAGAAGAACTTGACGAAACTAAATATCCTACAAGAGAAGAATTTGATGCACTAAAAGAAATGGTGGAATCAATGAAAGAAGAATTAGGAAAATATGGTGATAAAGATGAAGAAGAAGAAATGGATGAAGCTGCAGAACTAAAAGCAGAATTATCTAAACCTGCATCAGAACCAATTAAACATTCTCCTGAAGCAAATTTAAATGAGAAAAAACGAGTATTGTATGCACAAAAAAGAGCAAGTACTACACTCGACAGAGTAATGAACCGTATTAATAGTATAAAATAATAATTTAAAAAAATGGCAACAACTACATCAATTACTACAACTTATGCAGGAGAATTCGCAGGTGAATATATTGCGGCTGCTTTGTTAGAGGGTTCTACTATTGCAAATGGTGGAATCACAGTAAAACCAAATGTGAAGTATAAAGAAGTTGTAAAGAAAATTTCTACGAATGACATCGTTAAGGATGCTACTTGTGACTTTGACCCTACTTCAACTATTACTCTTACAGAAAGAGTATTACAACCTGAGTACCAACAAGTGAACTTACAATTATGTAAAAAAGATTTCATTTCTGATTGGGAAGCAGAGCAAATGGGCTTTTCAGCACATCACAACTTACCTCCTAAATTTAGTGACTTCTTATTAGCACACGTTGCTGCTAAAGTAGCACAAAGAACTGAGAACTCAATTTGGACAGGTGATACATCAACAAACGGACAGTTTGATGGTCTTACAACTCAAATTGCTTTAGATGCTGGCTTACCCGCTGCTAATGAAGTTGCAGGAACTACAGTAACTGCTTCTAACGTAATTACTGAATTAGGTAAAATCGCTGATGCAGTACCATCTACACTTTACGGAAATGATGATTTATATATCTACGTTTCTCAAAATATTGCTCGTGCTTATGTAAGAGCATTAGGCGGATTTGGTGCTAGTGGATTAGGTGCAGCAGGTACAAACGATATGGGTACTCAATGGTGGAACAATGGTTCACTTTCTTTTGATGGTATCAAAATCTTTGTAGCTAACGGTCTTGGAGACAATACTGCTATGGCTGCTGAGAAATCTAACTTATATTTCGGTACTGGTCTTTTAGCTGACCACAATGAAGTAAAAGTATTAGATATGGCTGACCTTGATGGTTCAGACAATGTTAGAGTTGTTATGCGATTCACTGCTGGTGTACAGTACGGAATTGTAGATGATATCGTAACTTACGGAATCACTAACTCAGCTAACTAAGAATAATTAACTAATAAAATTGGGGTAGGTGAGCCTTGAGCCTGCCTACCCTTTTTTAATAAAATAAATTGATATGGCTTGTGATTTAACTCGTGGTAGAAAAGAACCTTGTAAGGATGTAGTAGGAGGTCTAAAGAATGTTTACTTTGTAGATTTTGGAGACCTTGGTACTGTAACTGAGACAAGTGATGAGATTACTAATATGACAGGAGATAGTTCTAATAACTTAACTGCATATAAGTATGAATTAAAAGGTAATAGTAGCTTTGAACAAACTGTAACTGCATCAAGAGAAAATGGTACAGTATTTTTTGAACAAACATTAAACCTTACCTTAAAAAAATTATCTAAAGAAGATAACGCAGAAATTAAACTCTTAGCTTATGGCAGACCTCATATAGTTGTTGAAGATTACAATGGCAACTGTATGATGATGGGATTAGAACACGGAGCAGACGTTTCTGGTGGAACAGTAGTTACAGGTGCAGCTATGGGAGATTTAAGCGGTTATACATTAACTTTCACAGGACAAGAATTAAAACCTGCGAATTTTATGACTGTTGATTCAACTTCAGCTGATTTCCCATTCTCTCAAATGGCAGGACTAACTGGAACTATAACAATTACAGAAGGTACTAATTCATAATTTCCTTTTTTGATTTGTAAAAATTGGGTAGCATAAATGTTACCCTTTTTTTTTGCAATATTATTAGTTACTTTCGTTATATCAATATGAAAGTTTTGACTACAAGTTCATCAGAACAAACAATAAAAGTAATACCAAGAGAATATGTTACTAGTTTGAGTGCAGACATAACAGACGATAGCACAAACACTACAACAACTTACTCTAGTATAACAAGTACAGAAAGTCATAATCACCTACAAGTACCTATTACTTTTAGTCCTGTTTTAAAAGAGGGTAGATATTATGATATGGTATTAAAAAAAGGTGATGGTACTATAATTTACAAAGACAAAATATTCTGCACAGACCAAGGCATCGACCAAACACAAAACGAAGAGTATAGTGTAAATGATTCTGTATATACAACTGATACTAGTTTTGACAACGACTTTATAATTTTATGAAAAAAATAGGAATAGTAAATTTAAGCAACTACACAAGTCCTGAAATCAAAGAAGTTAGAAATAAGGATTGGGTGCTTTATGGTGCTAACAATGATTATTATCAATACCTAATAGATAGGTATAATGGTAGTCCAACAAATAACGCAATTATTAACGGACTATCAGAAATGATATTTGGTAAAGGCTTAAATGCTACGGATAGTGATAGAAAGCCTGAAGAGTATGCACAAATGATTTCTTTATTCAAAAAAGATACTGTAAGGAAATTTTGTTATGACTTAAAACTGATGGGTCAATGTGCTATACAAATAATCTATTCTAAAGACCGAAACAGGATAGCACAAATAGAACACTTACCTGTAGAAACATTAAGAGCAGAAAAAGTAGATGGAGATAATGGAGATATACAAGCATATTACTATCATCCTGATTGGTTGAATATTAAGCCTAGCGAACAACCTAAAAGAATCCCAAGATTTGGTACTTCAAGTGAATCAATAGAAATAATGTGCGTGAAACCTTATCGTGCAGGATTCTATTATTACTCTCCTGTAGATTATCAAGGTGGATTGCAGTATGCTGAGTTAGAAGAAGAGATAAGTAATTATCATTTAAACAATATTAAAAACGGTCTAGCACCTAGTATGCTAATTAATTTTAACAATGGCATACCAAATGAAGAAGAAAGAGAATTAATAGAAAAAAGGATTTATGATAAGTTTAGTGGCTCATCTGCTGCAGGTAAATTTATTTTATCGTTCAACGACAACAACGAATCAGGTGCAACGCTTGAGCCTGTCCAATTATCAGACGCGCACAACCAATACCAATTCTTGTCTGACGAATCATCCAAAAAGATTCTCGTTAGTCACAGGATTGTCAGCCCTATGTTATTCGGTATCAAAGACAATACAGGACTAGGTAATAATGCAGAAGAATTACAAACTGCATCTATACTAAATAATAATGTAGTTATCAAACCATTTCAAGAATTACTTATCGATGCGTTTGATAATATACTTGCATTTAACAACATTACATTAAACTTATATTTTGAAACATTACAACCATTAGAATTCAATGAAGACTTGTTAGATAATACTGATGTAAGTGATGAACAGAAAGAAGAAGAAACAGGAGTAGAAATGGCAAAGTATAATTTTGTTAGTGATAAAGTATTTGATGCATTAACAGAGTTAGGAGAAGATGAAGACTTAGATAATTGGGTTTTAGTAGATGAAAGAGAGGTTGACTACGAACAAGAAGAAGCATTAGATAAAATGATAGGGTTAGCATCAACAGGCATAGCTAGACCTAATGCAAAAAGCGAACAAGATTCGCAAGTTGATAATATGAAGTTCAAAGTTCGTTATCAATATGCACCATTAATGGCTGATGGAGAAAGTAGAGAGTTTTGTTCTAAAATGGTAGATGCTGCTAAGAAAGGTAAATTATATAGAAAAGAAGACATAATGAAAATGTCTGAAATGCCTGTCAACAAAGGATGGGGTCCTAAAGGAGATTCAGATACTTATGATATATGGCTCTACAAAGGAGGAGGGTCGTGTAGGCATTTTTGGATGAGAAAAACTTATATGGCAGTAGATGTCGCTCCTGACGTTAAAAATCCTAAAAGTGAGATAAGTGTTAACGAGGCAAAGAAAAAGGGCTTAAAACCGCCTAAAAATGAGTCTGAGGTAGCTAAAAGACCTAGAGACTTAGATGAGAAGAAAAGAGGTTTCTTAGAGCCTAAAAATTGGACTACTAAACAAGATAAAGGATTTAAATAATGGCAACAGCACTTTTCATATCAAGAACAGATTTAGTAAAGAATACTATTTTGGATGGTAATGTAGATACTGATAAGTTTATTCAGTTTATAAAAATTGCTCAAGAAATACATATTCAAAACTTTCTAGGAACTGATTTATATAATAAAATTAGTACAGATATTATTGCTAATACGTTGTCAGGTAATTATTTAACTTTAGTAAACAAATACGTTCAACCAATGTTAATACATTATGCTATGGTAGATTACTTGCCTTTTGCTGCTTATCAAGTTAAAAACGCAGGTGTCTTTAAACATATAAGTGAAAATGCTGAAAGCGTAAGTAAGACAGAAGTCGATTATTTAGTAAACAAAGAAAGAGAATTTGCTGAATATTATACAAGACGGATGATAGATTACGTTACATTTAATATAAGTAACTTTCCAGAGTATAACACAAATAATAACGAGGATGTATATCCTAGCAAAGATAGTTTATTCAACGGATGGGTACTATAAAATATAAACCAAAAGACAAGAACATAACTAAGTTAAAAAATTACTTAGATAAAGTAGAAAAAAAGAAAAAGAATAGATGAATTGGGGTTCAATATATGCAGTATCTTGGTTTGGTAATTCAAATGAAGCAAATGGTTGGGGATATTTATATCCTGCTAATGCAGATGGCTCATATCTAAGAGCAGATACTACTTTATATAGAGCAGATACTAACACAATAAAAGCGGATGCGACAGAATTTTAAATTATAACCAATGGCAAAACAAACTATTAATATAGGAACAACTGCAAATGATGGCACAGGCGACCCATTAAGAACCGCATTTGACAAAATCAATGATAATTTTACAGAACTGTATTCAGATGATGCAGGAGATGTAGGAAGTATTACAGGAGGCACAGGTATTACAGCAAGTTCTTCAACAGGAGATGTTACATTAAGCATTACTAATGATGGAGTAGGACACGACCAATTAGCCGCAAGATATACCGAGATTCAAGATATAGCTACTACAAGTGGAACAATAGCTTTAGATGCTTCTCTTTATGCTGCATTTAATCTTACAGGTGCTTTAGGAACTGCGACTTTAGATGTTCAAAATATCAAAACAGGTCAAGTGATAGATATTATCCTTTCAGGTAGTTTGGCAAGTGCAGTACTTACTTTATCGGCAAGTACATTTACAACAGTAGCAATTAACAAAGTAGGTAGCACAAGTTTAGATACTGCAGCAACAAACATTTTACAAGTGCTTTGTGTAGATGATACAGATGGAGATGCAATATTAACTTGGGCAGTAGCTTCTTACGCAACAGGTACAACAGTTTAAAAATAAGATATGAAAGCAATACAAATAGGAGGAGCAATAAAAAGATATACTACAATCCCTAAATCTTGGGGTAATGTAATTGCAGGTTTTGATTTACTATCATCTTCTGATTGGGAAGCTGCAGGATTCTATGATGTGGTTACACCAAGCTACGATTCAGCAATTCAATACTTGGGAGATTTAGAGTGGGATGGGGATGCCTCTGTATTCACCTACCCTGTAATTGATAAGACTTGGTCTCAAACAGTAGCTGAACTAAAGGAAAGCAAAATAGCAAACTTAAAATCTTTATACAACAGAAAACTATCAGAAACGGATTGGTACATTATCAGAAGCCAAGAAGGTACTTCAGCACCACAAGATGTGTTGGATGCAAGAGCAGCTTTAAGAAGTGATTGTGCAACCAAAGAAGATGAGATTAACGCACTTACAACAAAGAAAGCGGTAGTTTCTTATTCTTTACCAAACCTTGACTAATGGGATTTAATAAAAAGTTTTTTCAAACAGGAGGTATAGTAGCTTCAAGTCTTGCAGCAGCAGCATTTGACCCTTTACAAAACTTTGAGACAGTAACCTATACAGGAAACGGAGGTACTCAAAAGATAACAGGGTATATTAGAAAGGGTGCTGCTTTTAATGGGAGTAGTAGTTATATCCAAACTTCATTAACTTTATCACAGCCAACAACAATTTCAGCTTGGTTTAGAACTACGCAAACATCTTCTTACTCTATTGCTGCAACCTCAACAAGTGGTACGGGTGGTCATTATATGGAGGTTACAAGTTCAAAATTAAGAGCGTATGGTGTTTCGGGAACAACTAATGTAAATACAGGAGATTGGTTTCACGGATGTGCAACAATAGATGCGAGTAATAATGTTAAAATATATGTAAATGGTAGTTTAGAAGCTACAGGAACATATACTGATGCAGGAACAAATAATGGGGATTTATATATAGGTAAATATGGTACTTTATCTTATTATTTTAATGGACAAATAGACCAAGTCCGTATATTCAACAAAGCTATATCTTCTTCAGAAGTAACAACCCTTTATGGAGAAACCTACGCATCTTCTACAAAATCTACTACTGATATCTTTGGAGATGGTTCAGGTGTTTCTTTATATGAGTTAGATGATAGTGCTAATGATACAGGAGTTGCTGAACATTATGTTTTTATCGGAGATGGTGGAGGTATTCTTACTGATGTTAGAATGAATAGTATTTCTTCTGAATTTACATATACTGCTCCAACGGGATATAGTGATTTTGGTGGTGCTTTTCAAACAACAAATGGTTACTCTGAATCAAAATGGAATTTAACTGAATCAAATAAAAGAGCAACAAAAAATACCACCAGTTATCACGCAGGACTTATAACTGAAAACAGCTATAATTCGGGTAAATACTATTTGGAATTAGAATTTTTAAACTCTGACCTTGTTTTTGGTATTACTAAACAATCTGATTTAACAGAGCTTTATTTAACGGAAGCTTCAGAGAATATGATTAAATTTGCAAGTTGGTATACGGGAGTCCGTGCATATTCTACGACAGATACTTCTTCAGATGGACAAGTGTTAAGTACTAATGATGTTATTGGTTTGGCTATTGATTATGATAGTAAAAAAATAGATTATTATGTAAATAATACTTTAGTTACAACACAATATTTAGAGGGTTACAACGGTACTGCTACCAACGTTAATTTCTTGGGGATGGCTTTCCAACCTGATTTGGTTTGGTTAAAAAGGCGTAACAGTACAGGAAACCCTGAAATATATGATTCAGTAAGAGGAGAACACAAAGTATTACAAACAGATGGTGTAACATCAGAATATGATTACATTACAACAGGCGTAACAGATTTTGATAGTAATGGATTTTCAGTAGCGGGTGCAGGAGGTAATTATAATATTTCAGGTGGAACGTTTGTTGCTTGGTGTTGGAAAGCGGGGGGTACAGCAGTATCAAACACAGATGGAACTATT